GGTGTTAAGCGTGATGAGGTTGGCGCTTGTAGCGCCAGCATTTGTTTGGGTTGTTGTGTCGTAGAAATTTCCGTAGTAGGCAATAGTTCCGCCTGCACCCGTAGCACCTGTGGCTCCAGTAGCACCAGTCGGACCAGTAGATCCTGTTACGGATGGTCCAGTATTACCTGTGTTACCAGTGTTACCTGTGTTGCCAGTGTTTCCCGTGTTGCCCGTATTGCCCTGAGCACCCGTAGGACCAGTAGGTCCTGTAGAGCCTGTAAAGCCCGTAGCACCTGTTGAACCAGTAAAGCCTGTAGAACCTGTAGGACCTGTGCTGCCAACGGCTCCTGTAAGCCCTGTAGGGCCTGTAACACCCGTATTACCAGTGTTGCCTTGTGCTCCTGTTGGGCCAGTTGATCCAGTAACGCCTATAGGACCAGTTGGTCCAGTTTGTCCAATGCTTCCTGTAGGACCTGTGCTACCCGTAGATCCTGCCGCGCCTGTTGCTCCAATTGATCCTGTGTTACCAGTATTTCCTTGGTTGCCCGTTGGTCCTGTAACGCCAATCGAACCAGTAGGGCCAGTGGGACCAGTGGAACCAGTACTACCAGTAGAGCCAGTATTGCCTGTTGCACCTTTAGCTCCTGTCGCTCCAGTGATTGATGGGCCAGTATTTCCTTGTGCCCCTTGAATACCTTGTGGTCCTTGTGGACCAAGTACGCCTAATTCAAGAGTAGTAAATTGATTTGTGCCAACGTTAAAGACGTTGGTTGTTTCTGGGATAAGTACAGTTGAGACGCTATTGACTGTTACGCTCATTACTGGATCACACTCGCTTGTACAACAAATGCACCGTTGAGGATCTGATAGGTATTAGATGAACCATCGGTAAGGTTGAAAGCGTATGTGTAATTACCTACTGGCAGATTAGCTGCAGATGTTTGAGTAGGTGTAAGAGTAAATGTTGTTTGACCCAATGCTGGGCTAATAACTGCTTTGCCATTGGCTGTGGAAAGTTCAACAACAAGATTGTTGGACACGTCACGAACCTGCATGTCTGCTGTGTAGCCAGTAAGGTCGACTGGAAGATTATCTACCAACCAAATGGGAGCAAGGGTAAAGGTTGTGCCATTAATAATCGTGATGTTATATCTGCCTGCGTTCACGTTGCTCCTAAACCGTTGTAATGTAAGCGCCGTAGCCAGCGTTTGTAAGGATAGTTACTTCAGCATCTGAAAGGACATATGAGTGTCCACCTAGATAGCAATAATCTGCTGATTGTGTATCTTGTACCGCAGGGGTACGCTGGCTAACTACAGCAGTTCCAAATACCAAGATTGAGTTAGCACGAGCAATTTTGTAACGCCAGAACAAAATACCAAAACCAGCGGGACCTTCGTTAACCGTTGGCGGATTGAATACTTTTGACATGCGTTACCTTTCATTGGGTGTTGCCGCCTGCCCCCACGTGCGGGAGCAGGCAACAACTAACTCAATTATGAGTTGTGGATAGAAGCTGATGACTCGATACGAACCAAAGCTGCGTCACGGTAACGTGCCCAGCCTAGAACGCCGTACCATCCGATTGGACGGAAACGCATCAACTTATCAACGATTGGACCGAAGACCACATGTGGCTCTTCAGCAACCGCTTCAGCAAGTGCTTGCTTACCAGCAACTAGTGTGCGGAATACGCGTGTTCCACCAGAAGCGTTTACGTAAGAAGAAGTACCGAATGTACCTGTAGCACCTGAAGAACCTGTACCATCTGTTGTGTTGAACAAACGTGGAGACTCTACGAACATAGCTCCTTCGTAAGTTCCGATGGTTCCTGGCCAAAATTCAGATGCGCCATTCTCAGCGTACTTGTGGTCATCGCGCCATCCGCCTGCTCCAGTTTCGGAGCGAAGGTCGTATGAAACTTCTGGGTGAATACCACACCAGTAGTATTCGCCTTGACGTGGAACAGCCTTGTTAGCACGTAGCTTTGCAACAGCAGTACGAATATCGCGTGAGCGAATTACTGATGTTCCATCGATAGATGCTTGTGTTGTTCCATTGGTGTATGTTCCAGCATATGTTGAAACTGGGGCAGAAGCTCCGCCTGTTAGTTCAGCAATTGCGTTTGGTCCACCAACAAGTGTCTTGAGGACGACTGTATCAAGTGAGTCAGCCATGTTGAAGGCAATAATGTCTGCAATAGCTGGATCTACATCTGATAGTGAGAACAACTCGAGCTTACGAGTTGCTAGAGAAGCGTTACCATATTCAAGCAATGAAACGGTGATTGGAGTGGTGTTACCTAGAGCAACAGCATCTGGATCAACGTCTTCAGAGAGTGAAGAAGTAACGGCTGACATGTCTGTGTAAATCTGGAATACAACAGACGAACCTGGCATAGCTTGCTGTACTGGACGCTTATCTGCAACATCGCGGATAAGAGGAACGGCACGGAGCGCAAACTCTACATAACGATCATAAGCGGTTTGTACTAACCCTGGAATACCAGAGGTAGAACCGATTGAGTCGGTATATTGATTGGCCATGTGTCACCTACTTTCTTTGGGTATAGTGTGCGAATGGGTTTAAATTAACGTCCTCGACCCGTTACCTTCTGACCAAAAACAAGCATGTCAAGCTCTTCTCTTGTCTTAACGCCAGCCAGTTTCGCGGCTGCATCAGCATCACGAGACGGGGTATTTGCGTTTTGAAGAGTGGCATTGATTCGCTGTGTTTCACGAGCATTAGGTGTTGGTTCTTCAGACGGAGCATCTTCAGGTGTGGTAAATCCGAACACATCAGCGTTCTCGTTTAGCCATACATCAATTTGCTCAGGCGTACTTACGTCGCCAGGAATGAACTTGGCGATCTTGGTAGATACGCCTTTCTGTTCCAATACTTCCTTGACTGAACGTCCTCGAAGGTCTGCCTGAATAGAAGCTAGCTGATCAGCCAGTTCCTTCTTTTCACGCTCTGCTCTTTTGAGAGCCTTGCGTAGATTTGCTGGACCATTCTGGTCTTGTGTTTGTGATGGTTGATCTTCTTCAAGATCAAAGTCATCATCTTCGTATTGGTCTGCCATGTGGCACTCCCTTTTCTATGTTGGTTGATCGCAGGCCATAGCACTCCCCAGGGGAAGGGGTACTAGCTCCCACTCTTGGTCTTTAAATACACATCACTATGCCAATGGGTAGTGATGGAACCTAATTAACTTACGCCAGATTCTTCTGTATAAAGGCTGCCCTTAGCAGCACCAGAAGAGCCGCTATAAAGACTTACAAGTCCTGCACGTTGACGCGCTAGATCTTGTTGTGCCTGTGCTGCAGAAACGCCATTAACGTTTGCGTTAAATTGAGCAGCAGTTAATTCAGAGCCAATGTTGGCAGCATTGCCACCCAATGATGCGGCAATCTGTTGTTGTTGAGCCAATTGGCTACCAATGTTTGCAAAGCCTGTTTGGGCTTGTTGTTGCGTAACACCCTGTGCCGCAAGACTTAAAGCATTTTGCTGATTAAGAGCAAGGTTTTGACGAGCTGCTTCTGCCGCAACTTGAGTACCAGCAAATTGTTGTTGAAGAACAGGTACTGCCGTATTTGGATCAAGGAAGTGTGCAATAAGATCACCTTGGGTCAAACCGTATTGTTGATATGCAGTTTGAAGCAGATAAGGATCTTGAGTTGTTGCCAATTGGCTCGCCATGTTGACATAATTTTGAAGTGTTGTCGTTCCCACGTTTTTGCCAATAAGACTTGCAAGAAAAGATTGAGTTTGATATTGATCTGGAACACCAGATTCTGACAATATGCTACGGTAATTGTTTTCAGCAGTCATATAATCCGCTGCACTATAAGCAGAAAACCCAGCTGCTACGCGAGCATCATTACCAGAAAAACGTGCTTTATATGCAGGAGAATTTTGAATTGTTAAAGCAATTGTATCTGGCTGTGCACCTTGCTGAGCAAGGGTTGTAATCTGATTCATTAGATCTGTTGAGTTAGGATCGTTGGAGTTAAGAATACCCCAGTCCATTAATTGCTTTTGCGCAGCTGAAATATAATCTGTTGTCGCTGGTCCAGTCGCACCAGTTGGACCAGTAGTAGAAGGCGTAACTTGTGTAAAAGTTGTTGGATTTGCACTACCATCCCAGTTATAGGTTGTTGTGTTGTAACCTATTACGTTTCCACTACCATCTTTTATTGGAACACTAGTTGTTTGCGGGGTTTGCACAAAACTTGAAGAAGGCCCTAATGGTGCGGCACCTGAAGCAACAGGTCCAGCCATTGTTGCGCTGCCTGGAGCCTTGGAGCCACCTGGAAGAACAATTGCTCCAGCAGGGGTTGCGGTTCCAAAAGTTCCTGCTGTTACGGGTGTATCTGGAGCAGCAGCGGCAGCAGTGGTAGCAGCAGCATCTTGCGCAATTTGTTGCTCTACTTGTCTATCTGTCATTGCCATTAGATTTTTCCAAACGTTTTACCTAGAGTTTCAACGATGCTTGCCATTGAGTTTTGAGCGTCAGGTGTGCTTCTCCAGCGTGGATCTTGACGAAGCGTTTGTTGAAATTGCCAGATGGGCATAGGTGAACCTAATCCAGTATTTGGGTCAATAGTTCCCTGAAGGGCTTTATTGATTAAAGCACTGTCTCCGTTGTTTCCACTTAGATCAATACTGCTTGCTGGAATACCAAGAATATTTTGCATTTCTTGTTGATAAGGGGCAGCAATGTTAGCAACAGTTTCACCTTGATTAATTCTTGAAGCAAATCCAGAATATTTTGATGCTGCATATCCTTTAACATTATTTGCATAAGTGTCATAAGTCATACCAGATTTTGGATCTGATAATTTAGCACCAGCATCTGTGTAAAAACTTTCAGGCATTGCAACGCCTTGACTCGCAGCATAGGCACGAAGTTGATTTACAAGACCAATTCCAGTGCTTGCATTTGCTCCACCGCTAAGTGCAATACCTGCACTTTGAGCAGTTGTAGCAATTTTACTTTGAAGACCAGATTGATAATCGCTTGAAGTATAAAGCGTGTCTGAATACGCATCATTTAAAGTTCCCTCTGCAAGAGACGTTGCAACCTCTGGGGTAAGTTTGTAACCCATGCTTGTTGCTTCAGTAGTAATTCCATCAATACGACGCTGAAGTTCTTTACCGTATGTACTATTTGGAAGTACGTTTCCATTAGCATCAAGTGACTGTGCTTTATCTGAAGCTGCTTGAATGGCTGAAGCGCCATAGGCTTTCCAAAAATCTGTTCTCTTTAAACCTAATTCAAAACTTGTTGGGTCTGTTGCGTTAATCCAACCATTATTAACTGCATCAGTAATAAATTGAAATAATGAATAGCCAGTATTATTTTGAATTGTTGGCAAATTAGAATCTGCATTTTTCCAAAAGGCATATTGAGCGCCATTTTGATTATGAAGAATCTGTGCAAAATCTGATCCTGGCGATAGCAGTCCTGAAAGACCAGGCTCCGCTGCCGCTACTTGAGCAGATACTTTAGTACTTTTAGCCATTATGCAACTCCAGCATCTTTAGCAGCTATTTGGTTCATTAGATTAAAGGCAGCACCAGATGCTTGAAATGCTTTATATTCACCAGAATCAATAATTTTATTTTTTGCAAACTCTTGTAAATTAAGTTGATTTTCCGTTGTAGTTTCATTTTGACCAGAACGAAGCAAGCGATTTGTTACGCCACCAGCGCCCAAACCTTGAACTGGAACTACTGAATATGTATTTGAACCAACGGTTTGAGATGTTGGATTTTGATTAGCATAATTATCATATACTTGCGCCCATTTTGCAACTTCATCATCTGAAGCATTTTTGCCCAATAGTTGCAAATACAAATCATTAACAGTTGATTTTACAGCATTAATATCTGGTCGATCAATGCTTTTAAGAT